AGCACAGAAGACTGCTGTGATGAAAGAACAATTTAATAAACAAAAAAGTAGAATGGGTAAGAAACCATATTCTTCAATGGCAGAGATGAGAAAAGCAAAAGGTTTTAAACCTGGAGAGTCTGCTACTGATTTTAACAAAAGAAGAATGGCGTTAGAAGTAGGTAAGAAAGCATTAAAAGCAACTACTGTTGGTAAAATAGCTTTAGGTGTTGGTACTGCGGGAGTCGCTGCACAACAATATTTAAAATCTAAAATGAATAAGAAAAAAAATAAAAGCCAAGCTGCAAGACCTGTAACTCAAAAAATGGGTGGTGGCATGATGCAAAAACCTATGGGTTATAGATCTGGTACAATGGTCAAAGCAAGAGGTTGTAAACTAGGCAGAACAAGACCTACTAAAATCACATAGGAGGGACAATGTCCCTTACAAATATTCTTAAGGGAATCGGACGTAGGATTCTTGGAGGTAAAAAAGAATCTGCAACACCGGCTACCGGACAACAGACAAAACAAATTACTTACACTCCTAAACCATCACAAGAACAGGCTAAGGATTTAGTTACACAAGAATTAAAAAACCCACCAGTAGTTTTAAAAAAAACAAAACCTTTACAGATGGGAGATGACACTGCTCCCGCTTTTGGCTCAAGCACTTACGATTGGGTAATGAGAAAAGGTAGAGGACAGTATACAGCGGATGAATGGATAGATCACTTAACATCAACTAGAAAAGTAAATTTTACTGTCTTTGGAAGACCATCAACAAGATTAGAAAGAGCAGAAAAAAGATTTAAATATGATTCAGGACCCTTTGCTGGTAAGGAAGTAAATATTTCAAAAGAAGAATTATTTGATACAAATTTAGCTACCTTTAATGAAAAGGGTGATCTTACTGGAGGTATGTTAGCTGCTGCAAAAAAATTTGGTATTAAATTAAATGCCAATGATATAGGAGCTATGATAAAACTAAATCCTCTTAATAGATTAAAACCAATTGAACTTGGTGCTAATCCAGCTGCAGAAGAAGCTTTCGAAGTAGCAGCTAAGAACGCAAGAAATACCATTAGAGATTTACAAGTTAAGTACAAAGGCAGTTCAGGACTAAAAGAATCTTTAGATGATTTACAGTATGAATTAAATGCCGGTGGTGTTCCAAACAAAGCAGCTTTAAGAAATATTAACGATCGATTAAAAGATGCTACAAGAGATTTACCAATTGAAGATAGAAAAACATTAAATAAAGTTATTGGAGAAATAAACAACAAAGCGGGACCAATGGTAACAACAAGAACAAAATATGGTACTGAAACTAGCTACACATTGCAGGGTGGTAAAAATTACAGAGAAACAGTAATGACTCTTCCTGAAGAGATTTCAACTAATAGAAGTCCTTTTAATCAAGGTGGGCATTTTACTGATGTAGTACCCAAAGACTCAAACAATATTTATCATATAAGATTTGATACAAGGTTTACACCAGATGGGAAAAAAGTTTTTTTTGTAAATGAAATACAATCTGATGTTAATCAAAGTGTTGCAAAAAATTTAAATAAACTACAACAGTTAGACCCTAATGTAAGAATTAATCCTTTTCAAAAAGATATTGAATTGAAGCTATTATTAAATGAACGTAATAAAATTATACGATCTTTAGATGATGCTCAGGCAAAAGGAGACTCAACTGCTTTTAATGCTATTGCAAACGAAGGAGCTAAACTACAAAGACAATTAACAAATATGGTAGGAGGAGGAAGCAGAAGTGGTAAGTATGATTATTTTCCTATGGTAGAAGCAGATCAATATGGAGACCATGCATTAAAATATTTAATGCAAAGAGCAGCACGTGAGAATGTTGATTACGTAGCCGTTGCCCCGTTTGACAAAGTAAGTTTCAGACAAGGGTACAAAGCGGGTAACGAAAGATTTTACGGTTATGCATCTGGTAAAGGAATTAATAAAAGTGGATCTGCAGTAATGCCAAATCTAATGAAAAGAGCGGCAAGATTATATGGATCAAAAGCAGGACCTACAAAAGTATCCTTATCAGATCCCTCAAGACCTTACAAAAAAGTTAGAACTGAGGAGTTTAAATATCCTGATAAACACAAACTATCTGGCAAAAGAATTAAAAGCACTTATCATGAAAATTCAATACAGGGAGCTTCTGATGATTATACCTTCATAGAAGCCTCGAATCCCGACTTGTATTTTGATGCATTTGCTATTAAAGTGAATCCACTAATGAGGGGTACACAAAAAACATACAAGGCTTTAGGTGGACTTGTAGTAGATATATTTAAACCAATAAGGTACAATTAATCATGGCAGTAGAAAAAGTAACAGAAGAATTAGCAGAAGAAACAATTGAACAACCTGAAGGTCTTCCAATTGACGTAGAAGTTGAGGGAGAAGAAGAGGTTGTAGAGGAAAGACCTCAAGACGATTTCAATGCAAACTTAGCAGAAGGCATGGACGAGCGTGAGCTTAAGGACATGGCCATGGAGCTTATTGAAGAATATAAGAAAGATAAGACATCAAGAAAAGAATGGGAAGATGCTTATATCAAAGGTTTAGATTTATTAGGGACTAAGTACCAGGAAGTAACAAAACCATTTAAAGGAGCTTCCGGTGTCACGCATCCATTGTTAGCTGAATCGGTTACACAATTCCAAGCACAAGCATACAAAGAACTTGTACCATCTGACGGTCCTGTAAGAACACAGGTCGTAGGTTTACAAACACCGGCTACTGAACAACAAGCAGATAGAGTTAAAGATTATATGAATTACCTGCTGATGGAGGAGATGGAAGATTACACAACTGACATGGATCAGATGTTATTTTACCTACCACTATCAGGATCTACATTTAAGAAAATTTATTACGATGCAATGTTGGATAGACCTGTATCTAAATTTATTCCTGCAGAAGATTTAGTAGTTCCATACTATGCATCTGATTTAAAAGATTGTGAGAGAATAACTCATGTAATTAAGATGACACAGAATGATGTCACAAAGAAAATGGCTGCAGGTTTTTATAGAGATATAGAATTAATTGATAGTAGTTCAGAACCAGATTCAGTACAGAAAAAATTAAATGAACTTGAAGGTGTAAAAGGTACAGGTTCAGATTATTTAAATACAATTCTTGAAATGCATGTAGATTTAAATTTAGATGACTATGAAGATTTTGATGACAAAGCTAAAAAAATTAAAATTCCATACATCGTAACAATTGATGAAGGTAGTGGAGAGATTTTATCTATTTACAGAAACTACAAACCAGGTGATTTAAGTTATTCAAGATTAGAATACTTTGTACATTACAAATTTTTACCAGGATTAGGTTTCTATGGTTTTGGTTTAACACATATGATCGGTGGTTTATCACAAGCTGCAACTCAATCATTAAGACAATTAATTGATGCTGGTACTTTAAAAAATTTACCTGCAGGATTTAAATCACGTGGTATAAGAGTTAGAGATGATGACCAACCAATTCAACCAGGAGAGTTCAGAGATGTTGATGCGCCTGGAGGAAATATAAGAGATCAGTTTTTTAATTTACCATTTACAGAACCATCCCCTACTTTATACAACTTGATGGGCTTTGTTGTTCAAGCAGGACAAAAATTTGCAGCAATAACAGATTCGAATATTGGTAATGATACTCAAAATAGAGCTGTTGGAACTACTATGGCGTTGATGGAAAGAGGATCACGTGTGATGAGTGGTGTTCACAAGCGTTGTTACTACGCAATGAGACTAGAATTTAAAATTTTAGCAAGAATTTGCGGTGAATATTTACCACCAGAGTATCCTTATGATGTTTACGGTGGCCCAAGACAGATAAAACAAGCAGATTTTGATAACAGAGTAGATATTTTACCTGTTGCAGACCCAAATATTATGTCTATGTCACAAAGAGTGACGTTAGCACAAGCTCAATTACAAATTGCACAGTCAAATCCACAGATGCACAACTTACATGAAGCGTATAGACGTGTTTACGAAGCACTTGGAACAAAAACTATAGATCAAATTCTAAAACCACCACCAAAACAACCTGAACCTTTAG